CGGCGACAAGTCGGGCGAGATCAAGATGCTCTTTGAGAAAGGCGGTCCTGTCACTGAGGACGAAGAGGCCGATATACTGGAGGCCCTGAAGGCTGGCGGATCTATCCGAAAGGTCGCTAAAGACTTCGATCGGTCACATTCTACCATTTCCGACGTAGCAAAGAGGAATGGGCTTGATCTCGCCGACCGGTCGGAGACGAAAAAGGCAGCGATCGCCAAATCATGTTACGCCGCCGAGGACCGGATCAAGCTGATAGGCGAGGCCCTGAACAAAGGCAGGGAGCTTCTGAAAGCCTGCGATAATCCCCGCGATTTTCAATATCTGATGACCGGCTTTGCGATCGGCATCGATAAGCGGCGGCTCGAAGAGGGGCCGGGCCACGGCGACAAGTCGGGCGAGATCAAGATGCTCTTTGAGAAAATGCGCGAAGAGGAGGCCGCCGAAACTTGACGAGCTTCAAAATCCCTGTGGGGAAACAGCGGGATCTCTGCCTACATGCCGACGCCGGGGTCAACCTCGCCTACGGGGCGGTGAGGAGTGCGAAGACTGTCGGGGTTAACGTCCGGTGGCTGAGGGCGATTCATGAAGCGAGCGAGAGGGGCAACCTCTTGATGGTAGGCCGGACCCTGGGAGCCCTAGAAAGAAACGTCCTGGTTCCTATCTCTCGGATGGTAGGGCCGACGAATTTCCTCTACAAGCGATCTCTCAAGCGGGTGTGGATCTACGGGCGGGAATGTTGGTGCGAAGGATGCAACGACGAAAGCGCCTATAAGAAGATCGAAGGCGAGACCCTCGAAAAGGCATACGTCGATGAGGGGTCCCTTTGCCCTCAGTCCTTCTGGGATATGCTGATCACCCGACTCTCTGAGGACGACGCCCAACTTTTCAGCACCTCAAACCCCGGCCCGCCGACTCACTACCTCAAGAAGCGGTGGATCGACCGAGAGCCCGAGATCGACTTTAAAGGCTGGTTCTTCAACCTCGATGATAACCCTTGGATCTCTGACGGATACAAAGAGGAGCTGAAGCGCCGATACGCCCCTAAGACCTCGATGTTTTACCGCCGGTTCATCAACGGCGAGTGGGTGGCGGATGAAGGCTCGATTTTCAAGAACTTCGATAAGGCCCTTCACGTAATCCCCCGCCTTCCCGACGGTCGGATCGAGGAGATGAGAGTGGCTGTGGACCCCGGTGCCACCCATCCGTCGGCGTTCCTGAAGGCTTACCGGATCGGCGACAAGTGGTTTGTGGCTGGGGAATACCGCAAGGCCGACAAATCCCCGGCTGAGGTCTCGAAGGACCTGAAAACCTTCCTGGCTGGGATGTATCCGACATCGATCGACGTCGACCCGTCGGCGAAGGCTCACCGGCTCCAGTTCGTAGCCGATGGTATAAGCCCGGTCCAGAGCGCCGATAACGACGTCCTCAACGGGATTCAGCGGATGATTAACGCCCTTGATCAGGGGTGGCTCTACCTCGTCGGCCCGTCGACTGAGATGCTCCAAGAGGAGATGGAGGCTTACCGATGGGATGAGAAGGCGACCGAGCGCGGGGCCGACGCCCCGATCAAAGAAGACGACGACCTCGTCGACACCCTTCGCTACCTGGTTAACAGGATCAGCAAGAGCCGCCGAGTTACCGATTTTAGGAGGCCTTCAAGATGACCGTATTCACCACGTTAGATTTTCTGAAGCCCGGCCAGAAGTGGCCGCCAGACAAAGACCGGCTGGCTCGATACGCAAAGAACCGGCTGCTGATGGAGGGAGATCACGATCTCGTCTTCGCTGGACTGAATGAGGACGACGCCCCTCGGATAATCAAGATGAGGGTCAACTGGTTCAAGCGGATCATGACCCTCTTCTCCGATCTGGCTGTGGGGAACCCGCCCAAAGTCACCGCCGAGGACCAGGCCACGGTGGACAGGATAGCCGACGACAACGCCTTCGAGGTCCTGGTTTACGATCTATTCAGCGACCTGATCGCCTTCGGGGATGGAGTCCTCAAACCTCGATGGGATGGGAAGCGTGGGGTTATCAGCCGGATCGATCCCCGCCACTGGTTCCCGGTAGTCGATCCGGACGACTCGGGGACCTTCACGGCTCACGTCCTGGCCTGGGAGGTCACCTTCGGCGATGACAAGTACGTCAAGGTGGAGATCCACCAGCCTGGAAAGATTGAGCACCGGCTCTTGAAACTCACCTCCGACGGCAAAGAGATCAAAGAGCCCGCCTCCCTGGACACCATCGAGCGATACGCCACCCTGAAGCCCGAGGAGGAGACTGGGGTGGCTGGCTTCCTGGTCTTCCCCTTCTCCAACCTGAAGGCAGGGGACGGCGTCTTTGGGCTGGACGACTTCAAAGACGTCTCCGACATCGTCGAGGAGATCGAGCGGAGGCTGATCAAGGTCTCGGGTACCCTGGACGTTTTCGCCGATCCCTGGATGTGTGGACCGTCGGGGCTCCGGGTCCGAGATCCGATAACCGGCGAGATCGTGTGGGCCTCCGATGAGAAGTACATCGCCCTTAACGAAGGCGAATCCCCACCGGAGATCCTGGTGTGGGATGCTCAGATGGGCGCCACCTTCACCCAAATCGAGACCCTTCTTTCCCAGCTCTACGTTATGGCCGAGCTCTCCCCGGCTGCCTTTGGTGAGACGAAGAGCGGCCTGGCCGAGTCGGGAAGCGCCCTCAAGCGGCTTATGCTCCCCACGTTGGCGAAGGTCAACCGGCTCCGGCTGAGGATCAGGCCGAAGCTCGTCGAGGTCCTCAAGACCACAGCAGAACTCGAGGTTGCGTCCAGGATGAGCGGAGCTCAGGCCCTCACCAACGTCTCCCTTGAGTGGAGGTCCTCTCTCCCCGTCGACCCGGTAGAAGCGGCAAAGGTGGAGCTAACGAGACGCAGCGCGCGGGCGACTTCGACCAGAGGGAGCCTGGCCCGGCTGGACACCGACGCCTCCGAGGAGGACCTGGACGCCGAAGAGAAGCGGATCAAAGAGGAGGAGATGGGGGGCGAGGCACCTCTCCTCTAACTCTAAATTTCACAAAAGGGACAAACATTTAAATAGTAAATGGGATTAATTATACTATTAGGCAAACGAGGCCGTTAACTCGGAGATTCAAACCATGTCCGATGATGCTGAAAAGAAGTTTACTCAGGCAGATGTGGACCGGATAGTCCAGGGCCGTGTCAACCAGCTGAATGCGAAATACGAAGAGCTGGAAGCCGAACGGGACGCCTTGAAAGAGAAGGTGGCCGGGTACGAAAAGACCTCCCTGGACACTCTGAAAGCGAAGATCGCCACCGACCTGAAACTCCCCCCATCCCTGGCGGGACGCCTCCAGGGGACGACCGAGGCGGAGCTGAAGGCCGACGGCGAGAAGATGCTGAAAGAGATCGGACCAAAAGAGCCTGTGGGCGGCGGTGGCAATCCAGCGGGCGAGGTAAAGAAACCTCTCACTCGCGAGGCTGTGAAGGCCATGAAGCCAGACGAAATCATCGCCAACATGGACCAGATCAAGGCCCAAATGAAAGAGGGCACTTTGAGGTAAAATCGCATGGCTATAACGAATTTCATAGGCGAGGTTTGGGCCGCTCAGATCCTCCAGAGTCTCCAGAAGAGCCTTGTTTACGGCCAGTCCGGCGTCATCAACCGGGACTATGAAGGCGACGTGAAGGGGAAGGGCGACACCGTGAGAATCACCGCTCACGGCCCGATAACGATCGACAATTACGACAAGACGACCGGCCTCTCTGACCCCGAGGAGCTGGACGACGCCAGCACCACGCTGGAGATCACTCAGGCCAAGAGCTTCAACTTCAGAATCGAGGACGTCGACAAGGCTCAGATGAACGTGCGGCTGATGGAAAGCGCCACAAGAGACGCGGCCTATCGGCTCGCCGAGGTTGCCGACGAGTATATCGTGGCTCAGATGGTGGCCGGGGCCGGTGGCTCTGTGGGTTCCGATGGGTCCGATAAGATCTTCGACGGAACGACCGATATCGTGACCGAGGAACTTCTGGCCGTGAAACAGGTTCTCGACGAGGCCAACGTTCCGATGGAGGGCCGTTTCGTCGTCATTCCTCCCTGGGTTGTCAAGTGGCTCCTCCAGGAAGACGCCATAGTTAACCCGACGTGGTCCGGAGTCGAGGGCGTGATGCTGAACGGCCAGATAGCGAAGCTCTTCGGCTTCAGTATCCTTCAGTCCAACAACGTCCCCAACACCGCAGGCGACCACTACAAGGTCGTGGCCGGTGTATCGAGGGCGACCACCTTTGCCGACTCTGTGAACGAGACCGAGGCTTACAGGCCTGACAAGTTCTTCGCTGACGCCCTTCGGGGCCTCCACTGTTACGGTGCGAAGGTCGTCGATCCTGAATGTCTCTGCGTTCTGACCTGCGCTCCGAGCTGAAGAGGTGAGATGAGATGGTAAGATCTGAAATTACCGTAAACGAACTGGCGGGGGCATGGGCCGACAGGGAGACGCCCGACGCGATCGATAAGGGGAACCATCATGTCATCGCTGCTGGAGCCAACTTCAAGAGGCTTCTGATCCTCGTCCACATCTCCGCAGGTACGGGGACCGGCGGCGCTGTGACTCTGAAGGCTGGAACCGCTCACCCTGCCTTTAGGGCCGGTATCGGCGACCTTGTGAGAGGAGCCGATGTAGTTGCCAACGATGAGTTCTGTATCGGACCCATCGAGACGGCTCGATACCTCCAGGCCGACGGCACCATTCACCTGGACATCACCGACACCAGCAACACCGACATCGCCGGAACCGTCGAGGCCTACGCTCTCCCTTGAGCTGATAATCGACTGACACCAGAGGGGGCGAAATGCCCCCTCCATCTCCCTGGTTAAATCATGGCTGAATACATCACATCGTCCGAGATGGACGCCTATGTGGCCGACCGGCCCGACTCCTCAGCCTGGACCGGGGCCTCTTCTGCACTGAAAGAGGATCTTCTGAAGTACGTCTCGAAGCTCGTCGATTCTCTCCCTTTTGTGGGTAAGAAGTATGAGACAGACATCTCCTCCCAACCCCTCCAGTGGCCGAGACTGATCAAGACGCGCGGGGGCTGGGTGGTGGAGAGAGACGCCGATGATAACGTCGTCGTCCCCCAGGCAATCAAAGACGCTGTGGCCGAGGAGATCCTGGCGAGGCTCGACACCACGAACGACAAGCGGCGAGCCCTCCAGGAAGGCGGCGTAACCTACTTCAAGCTCGGCGAGCTGTGGGAAGAGTACGACGGATCTCTTCAGGGCGGAGGGATCAAGGGGACTCCTCTGAGGTCCTGGACGGCCTACCGCCTCCTTGAGCCCTACCTGGCGAAGGGGGCTAGGTCCAGGTGATCGCCGGATACCTGAACCAGACCGCCAAATATGAGGCCTCCCCCGTCATTTACGGATGGGCTCCAGTCCTAGCAACGCTCACCTTATCCCCTCCTTTTTCGATGGACGACCCTTTCAAGGTCAAGTATGAGATCAGTTCGGGGGCGATCGCCCTCAACGTCACCATAACGGGGACCCTGGACGGGGAACCCCAGACCGACACCCTCGAAGGGTTCGGGCCGCCCTGGGGGACCACGGTGATGGTGACTTCTAAGCAATTCGACACCGTAACCGAGATCACGACCGACATCGGGGAAGAGGAGCTAAATTGCCGTGTTGTGGCGGCTGACCCCACCACAGAGGAGGAGCTCCCCGGCGAGTGGGTCGAGTTCTCATGCCGATGGGAGGCAAAAAGGTCGACGTACCTCAAGGTAGTCGACGAGGAATACTCTCAGCAGATCATGCAGGCCGAGGGGCGGCTCTTCTGCCTTGAGCCCCTGGAGTTTGGCGCCCAAATTAAGCTGGTAATCAACGGCGAGGACTCCCCGATCTATGAGGTCGTCAAAGTCGACCCGAAGACCGGCCTGGACGGGGAAGAGCTGTATCGGGTCCTACTTCTCGGGGGCGTGGGGGCCTAATGGTTGACGTGGCGAAGCTCACCGAAGATCAAGCTTTCAGGCTCATCCAGCTCTATGAGAACGGCGACCGGAAGATCCAGGCCGAAATAAACCGGGTTCTCCTCAAAGGTGGCAATCCCGCCTATTACCGGGCAGTTCAACGGAACATAAGGACAGCTCGAAACAAGCTTTTGGTGGGTGGCCGTGAGTGGTGCGACGACGTTATCCCCTACCTTTTCCGCGAAGGCGTCGCCTATGCCGATGGGATGGCCTTCTCAACCCACCTCTCGGCGGGCTTCGGAACCCTTCACCAGGAAGCGGTCCATGCTCTCGCCGAGGCGACCTATTCCAGGCTGGGGGCTGTCGACCTCACCATAGGGCGACAGGTGGACGACCTTTTCAGAGCTCTCCAACTCGAATACACTCAGAGCGTGGTCCTGGGGATAGATAGCGTCGATACAGCCGCCAGAAGGATGAGAGAGGACCTGGCCAGCCGAGGAGTTACAGGCTTCATCGATCGGGCTGGCCGCCAGTGGAATATGGCCAACTACTCGAAGATGGCCGTCCACAACGCGGCCATGCAGAGCTTCAGAGAGGGGACTCGGATCAGGCTCTTGGAGCATGGTTATGATTTGGTGATCGTCTCGACGCATTCTAAGGCCTGTCCCCTGTGCATCCCCTGGCAAGGGAGGACCCTCTCGTTGACCGGAGAGACCCCTGGATATCCGACCCTCGCCGAGGCCCGAGCCGCCGGTCTGGAGCACATCGGATGCCGTCATG